GGTCTTTCATTTCAAACAGCGAATGTCGGTACTAGAACAAAAAAACGACACAATGTTTGAAATAATCAACAACATTGTAAAGGAAATCACACAAACGAAGGAAATTATCTCTGAAAGGTGCTGTCCTATGCAACAAGAATTCCAGCAGCAGTATCAGCAACCACAAATACATCCTATTACCATACAACCACCGATTTCATTTCATTTAAATGAAAAGGTTATTGTTTCAGATGACGACGACGAAGATGATGATGATGATGATGATGAGGATGATGACGAAGATGAGGATGATGAATATGACGAAGATGAGGAATATGATGAAGATGACATCAAAGTAATTAGTGTAAATGTTGGCGAGACAATTGATATGTCTAACTTCACATTTGAGGAACCAGCGAAAGAAGAAGTTGTAGAAGAAGCGGAAGCAATTCATGTTGAAAAAATAAATGAAACGGTACATTTAGAAGAGCCAATTCAACGAGTAAACAAAGTAGATACGTCCAAAGAAATTTACAACAAAATGACAGTGCAATCATTAAAAGCTTTAGTTATTACAAAAGGTTTACACAGCGACCCAAGTAAACTCAAGAAAGGCGATTTAATAAAATTACTAGAAGAAGAATAATTGGAAAATAATTTATAATATGATTATATATATTATAAATGTCATATTTAGGCTATAGTGCAAATAACAAATACAATGATTTTCCGCCATTAATGAATGACGGAAGGGCGGTTGTTGCGTCTTACCAACCCGAATCAACCATCAACAATGAAATCATTGTAAGTAACAACATCAAATCTAACTGGGAATACAGACGCTATTTGCAAAATAACGCAATGGAGATAATGGACAAAAACTTCAAAGAGGCATGCAATGACACTGGTGCTTACGCCAAAGTATATGATTTGACTACAAGTGAGGAGGTTGTAAAAGGAATCACAAATCAACCCTTTTTATATGACATAAACAATGCGGAGATTAAACCGTTTGGTTATGCATCTAGTGATTTGAAAACAAGTTATCTTTCTCGCGAAGAGTTAAGTCAAAACAAGGGTATTTCACTATAAAATTGAACGTGGTTTGTTTTTTTGTATTATAATTATAAAGTAATACAAAAAATAAAATGTGCTTACCTTCATTCTTTACAAGAAAATCCGTTAGAATTGTTCCGTGTTCCAATGGATATTTTCTATGCCAAAGTTGTAACACAGATTGTAATATAATCATTCCAGAAGAATGCGTCCATTTACTATGTGTTACGTGCAACGAATATATGAAAGAGCATTATAAAAAAGATGCATGTTTCTTCTGCAATGAATAATTGTCTGAGAATCTATATAAAGTTCTACCAAATACTTACTTACAGCAATGAAACTAATGAGTTTTGATATTGGGATTAAAAACATGGCGTATTGTTTTTTTGACGTTAGTGGAGGTGAGCAAAGTATTATTGATTGGAATGTTCTCAATTTAATGGAAGAAGAAGTATCAAAAATAGTTTGTACGTGTAATAACAAAGCAAAAAACAAGAAATCACAACCTACGGTTTGCACAAAATACGCCAAGTTTAAGAAAAACGGGCAATATTTCTGTGAAAAACACGCAAAAACGAGTGGTTTTTTACTACCCACAAAGGAATGTTCTCAAACTCAATTAAAAAAAATGAAAAATGAAGGATTAATAACTGTTTGCAACAAATTCAAGGTCTTGGAATTCGGAGAAGGTTATGGAACCAAAAAAGATTTGTTAGAAAAAATGGACGTTTTTTTCAAAATGCGATGTTTGGAGCCTATTATTGAAAAAAAACAGAAGACCGCGGGTCAAACAGATTTGATATTGATAGGTAAAAACATGAAAATATTGTTAAACCAAGTTGTAAAGATAGATGAAATAACACACGTAGTTATTGAGAACCAAATTTCACCCATCGCAAATCGTATGAAAACAATTCAAGGGATGTTAGCACAGTATTTTATTATGAAAAATTCGGATACCGAAATAGATTTTGTCAGCTCTTTCAATAAATTAAAGGGGATGGATGTAACAAAGGTTCAAAGTGATTGTTCTCAAAATATATTGAGAGAACCGAATGCAAAATACAAACAACACAAAAAAGACGGTGTTACTTATTGTATACAATTGTTAGAACAAAATCCGAATTTTATTACGTGGAAACATGTATTGGAAACAAAGAAAAAAGACGATTTAGCAGATTGTTTTTTACAAGGCATGTGGTATATCCGTAAATGACATTGAATATTTATTATACTTGTGCGGAGAACTTAAAAATAAATATTGTAATACTATCATAAATGGAAATTATTGATATTGGATTGAATGACTTGGAACCACTTTCATTGAATTTTAATGATGGTCCTCCCTCAAAATCTGTGAATTTTGGGGGAGGTATTGAATTATTAATGAATGATAAGAAAAAGGCGTCTAATAACATAAGTGTTGATTTAGGCGATTTAGACAATTTAGAAAATGAACTCAATGAACTCTCTGGTGTAAAAGAAAAAGGGGAAACAAAGTCACTTAGTGGATTTGCCAGTAACTTTTTTAGTTATGGAGAACCCAGCAAATCAGCAGAACAACACGAGAAAAATGATTCCAATTTAGGAACAGCAACTGTGGATGGTATGGGCAATACCAAAACGTGGGATGGTTTTACAAAAATCAATGAGATTCCTGATGAAAAGGTATTTGGAAGTGCGTCATCAAAGATGTCTGACCGCGACAAACGCCGTAAGAAGCGCGTGATGATCAAGAAATTAGAGGAATGGTACGAAAAGGGTTTAATCAAACACAGTTCGCATTTCAACATGGATTCCAATTATGAAGAAGTGGAAGACGAATACGAGAATGCCTTGGAGGACAAACGTAAAAAGGACAGTGTTAAATTGCAGGGGTGGTGGTTTATGACTTTTGTTAACTCAGTGGAGTATGCTAATGCAGCGTTCAATCCTTTTGATATTAACTTGGATGGTTGGGGTGAGCAGGTAAGCGAGGACATTGACAGTTACGAAGAGGTATTTTCGGAATTGCACGAGAAATACAAGGGGGGTAAATTGGCCCCCGAGTTGTCGTTATTACTGCGTCTAGGTTTCAGTGCTGCTGTCGTGAACTTCACCAACAAGGCATTGTCTACCAGCGTGCCGGGATTTAATGATGTCATTCGTCAAAGTCCTGAGTTGATGAGAGCGTTTACCAGCGCAACTGTGAATAGCATGTCACAACAGTCCCCTGGTTTTGCTTTCGCAAACAATTTGATGCAAGAGCAACAACCTCGTCCTCGTGGTCCTCCTCCTCCAGCTCCTGTTGAGACCAAGAATCTACCGGGACAACAAAGACCTGGAATGGTATTTACTGAGGCGCCAGGAAATCGTCAAGATATCAACGCGGCCCGTGGAGCAATGTTCAGAGAAGAAGGAATTGAAACAAACACATACAGAAGTGTCAATGAACAAGAAAGAACAATTCGTCAACCCATTCAGCCGGTTGCGCAGCAGCAGTCACAGAGACCCGAAATGAGAGGTCCCCAAAATACAGACATTGATAACATTTTGTCTGGATTGAAAACACGCACTGTAAATATTCATGAACAGCAAGACGATGATGATTCCATGATTTCAGCAAGTTCTATGAATTTACAAAACGGAGCTATGCCAAAACGCTCTAGAAGAAAACAGCGTTCGGATAAAAATATTGTCTCTTTGGATATCTAAATACAGGGAACCGTAGGTTCCCTTGTACGAACCCTCCTTTTTATATAAAAATGCGCCCCTCTATCAAAGTAGTGATTTAAGGAAGGGGCGTGCGGGGAAACCTTGGTTTCCCACAATGGATTTGGTCTTATGATGTAACGGTTAGCATTTGAGACTTTGAATCTCACCATCCGAGTTCGAATCTCGGTAAGACCTTTTTTACAATATCATTGAATAAATGATATTGGTAATAATTCAAAAAATAACTTAAAAATTCATTTGTCTATATTAGTATAAAAAATGAACTACTCATTAGAAGGATATATGGATGACATGAAAGCTGGATTGCAAGTTTTGTTTGAAATCGCGCATGAAAAGGTTACGCTGGGTGTAGACTATGTTAGAAACTATGATTATGACGGTCTAAAATTAAGGGCGTTAATAACGTATTCCAGAATACAAAAAAATGTTACGAAGAAATGTGTTCAAATATACGAAAACAACGAACCTGTGAAAAACATTACCGATCTATTCTGTTATAATTTCACGTTTGTAAAATCGTTTTTATTGAGACGTAAGACAGAACCGTTTAATAAAAATTGGATACATATTTGTTCTTTATCAAAAACATTTTATAACTACAAGAACTTTTTTGTTCACTATGGTGATGTTTATGAATTCATGGATTATGACGATAAATCTAGTTTATTAGAGGATTTTTACCAAGATATTTCAACTTTAGTAAAAGAAGATTATAGTTTCATTGAATTCTTACTTGTTGTGAAAAATGAGGAAAAATATGTGCATCGCATTTTACACAAAAAGAAAGTTGATTTCGTGAGAAATGTAACCTGTGAACCTTCTGAAATCAAATTTTTGAGTATTGAGTATAACACGCCCTATTTGAAAGAACCTATTGTATTGGAATTAAAAAAAGGCGATTATTTGATTCACAATGAAATCTTGTCATGTACCTTTGTAAAACGATTGCTAGAGCATCAAGTGAATATACATACATTTGATACAGATTACGTGTTGACTATCATGGATAATAGTCTGAGAACATTTCAAATGAGAAATGGTCAATATTTAGTGTTGCAGAAAAGTGAATACGACATTGTTGATATGTAAATTAGAAAAACTTAAAACCATTTAAAAAAAAAGCTCTAATTACTCTACGGGAGTAGGTCATAATGGATACATTGAGTAATTCAACCCAACAACACGCTTTGCTTGGTAAATGGGATTTGTATTATCATTTACCACACGACAAAAACTGGGAACTTTCTAGTTATACTGTTATAATGAATTCTATAGACAGTGCAGAAAAAGTTATATTATTAAATGAAACAATCACCGAAAATGTTGTTAAGAATTGTATGCTCTTTGTAATGCGTAATGGTATTACGCCCATGTGGGAAGACCCCAAAAATCGCAGCGGTGGCTGTTTTTCATATAAGGTAATAAATAAACAAGTCCATGAGGTGTGGAAAAACTTGCTTTTTTTATTATGTGGTGAGACGCTATCTGTTGAACAGAAATTAAGTAAACATATCAATGGAATTACGATTTCTCCCAAAAAGAACTTTTGTATTATAAAAATTTGGTTAGATACTTCTAATTACCAAGATGCTGGTATGATAACCGAAATTGCAAATTTATCTAAAAATGGATGTTTATTTAAGAAGCACGAACCTGAGTTTTAGTTATCCTGAATAAGATACATCCCGTGGTATCCGATTGATGCAAACCCGAGCATCAGTAGTAATTCAAAGTAAAGTCTTGGTGTTTCCTTACCTTTGTATCCAATGTAAATCAAGAGTGGTCCTACAATAAAAAGATGGATATAATTCACCCATATGCCGCTAAATGATTTTTTCCATGCTTTCCACATGTGATAACCAATAACTACAAATCCGAATGTTAGTAAAAGAGGAAACATAAAACTAGGAATATTTGTTCGTACGATTCCGACATACAAGAACAAACTACCAATAATAATCAAATGAAATAAATGAACAAAAAAATCTTTTC